TATATCTAGGTTATAACTCATTTAAATAGTAAATATATAATACATATTATTTAATTTAGTATATTATTTAATATATATTAGTTAATATATAATAAGAAGCGATGGGACAATTTTCAAAAGGAATTCAGAATTTTTTAGCTCAAGTCGGAGCAGACGAGAACAGAAGTGTGTCTAAGGTTCCTAAGAGCGACTCTTGTGCGAAGGTTGGTGAAGTCGTGTTCTTCAGGTACAAGTTAGGAACAGGTAAGGGCAGCAGATCATTCAGGATAGTTCTAATGACAGAGCCTATCACCAGAGACGCTAAAACGGGTAACAAATTGTTAACTGGATTCAAGGTTCCTGAGGATGGTGAATATACCCCAGATTCTTTAGAAACTCTATATAACAATAAAGAACTTCCTGAGCCAGAGTTCAGAACATACATAATGTCTAATATTTTTGGATCTCTGTATAAGGTAGTTAAATTAGACTCCAAGGATCAAGAATAATGGTATTAACTGATGTTGCAATAGGTGGGCTAACCAAGGCTATGGATACGCTCACCAGCCAGCTTAGGGAGGCTATGGGCTTTGCAGAAAATGCTCAGAGAGCGTCATTAGCTCTAGGTACGACCTTTGAAAGCACCAACTCACAACTTGGTGGGACCATGGAGGGTCTTCGTGGAGATATTACGCAAAAGTTTGGAGCAGCTATTGCGGGGATGGAAGCGGGTTTACAAGGTAATACTGCTGGCGTAGCCAAGTTAATAAACCAGCAACAACTCACCAACACTAACTCGGCTAAGACTGCGGCTGCTTTTGCGGGTTTAGAGGCGTCTTTAGGAACCTCCAGACAACAGACTAATGAGCTTTCAGAAAGCTTAATTCAGACAGGCGCTGAGTACCAGATAAGCACAGACAAGCTGGTAGACGCCATAGATGCCCTAAAATCTACGTTCCCAGCACAGGCGTTAGCTGGAATGGGTGATAAGGTTATGGGAGCCGTGACGATGCTACAGGGGGAGCTAGGCCCTCAGTTGGCAGGACCTCTAAACAACGTCATGAAGATGGTTATGGATACAAGCATGGAAGGCTACGAAAGGTTGACCAAGCTTGGGATCTCGGATGTTAGAGAAAGATTAGCCGCAGCAAAGGACGCTGCTGAGGCACAACAAATACTTAAGGATGCTTTTGTCACTGCTTCGGATAGGTTTAAAAGCGTGGCAGGTGACGCCAGCGATGGATTCTTCAAAATAGGGGTTGCATCTGAGATCTTTGGAGAGCAGACGATTCAACTAACCACCGTAGCAGACAATTTAGGGAAGAGAGTAAAGCAAGAGATAGATGATTCCGTTGATTTTGGGAATACACTAGCAAACTTAAAAAATGAGATTCTAACACCCTTAACGGAGGCTCTAGCTAAGTTTTATCCAATTATATTGAAGTCTTTTGACGCCTTGTCTTTAGTTGCTAGACGGGTGGTAGAAAGGTTTTCAGTCTTTCTTGAAGGCACTCTACCCAAAGCGGATAAAGTGTTTCAGATGGTTACCTTAAAGCTAGTTGAATTTGCTATCACAGGACTGAACGCTTTTGATAAATTAAGAAAGCGAGTGCTGTTGGTAGTTGAAGATGTTTGGCCTAAACTTACAGAGTCCTTGATGTCTGCCAAAGAGGCTTTTCATTATGCAATAGTTGTCCCACTAGAAATGGTTAAGATAACTTTTACTTCTTTTGTGAATGGTTTAGATACAGCGTATGGAGCAGTCCTTCTTTTGATAAAAGGATTCTACATCGCAACAGAAAAACTGACATTTGGAGCCCTCACTTTTACGGATGAGATGGACTTCGTTAATGATCAGTTAGAGGGGGTCGGACAAAGAATGCTCGACCGTGCAGAAGATGTGAAAAAAAGTATTTCCACCATAACGCAGGACCCTGCTGAATCGGCAAGACAATTTTCTGAAAAACTTAGAGAGATAAATGAGGATCCTAATTTACTTGGCAATAAGTATCTTTCTGACATTAAGGATAGCTTGTTAAAAGGAGAGGAGCTACAAAGAAAAACCAGTAAGAGCGTAGCTAGTGTAGATGAAAAAACTCCAGAGCCTGAGACTAAATCAGCTTTTGTCGATGAGTCCACGGTAATCCTCAGCCAAGCCCTAGAGACTATGTTAGGTGTGGGTCAAAACACTACTGCTGAGGAGATGTTAGAGGAGCTTAGAGTTGCTAATATGCAGCGGGCACAACAAGAAACAGGCGGGGCACTGGCTTACCAAAGAGGAGGGTTAGATTAATGACAAACAGACACATTGTAGACAGGGCACTTCCAGAGAGGACTAATCTAAAGTTCTATTTTCCCATGCCTTCCCCAGGGGGTGATTACTATGTCGTTGAGCTACCCTTCTTTGAGAACGTAGCAATAAGTGAAAATAAGAAAGCTAGGTATCATAAGTATTCTCTAATATCCAGATCGAGTAATCTTTATAGCTACTTGGGTGCGGACTCTAGAACTCTAAATGTTCAATTTAGCTTAACGCTACCTCACCTTCTAGAGGAGCACCCAGAGATAAATCTAGATAAGTACGTTAGTTATCAGATGGACAAAGATAACATGGATCTAGAAAGAAAAAAGTTCACTGAACCCTACAGAACACAATCAGTACCAGATGGTATGGCCTTTAAGTTGGGAACAGAATACACTAAGGAATTAGCTCAGGACTCAGCCAATCAAGTTCTCATCAGCTTAGAGTCTACTCTGTCTGGAATGTTCAACCCTGACGAGAAGGCTTACCTAGGTGCAAGGTATGGTCTTCAAGACAAGGCTTTACAGCAGAACATAGATTCCCTGACACAGCAGAATTTTTTTACAAAGCTCGCCGCTCAAACTGTTTCCAATCAACAGTTTATAGAAAACAACGAAGCGAATCAACTGAAATATAGAATAATAGATCTGATTATTTACTGGACAAATATAATCAGGTCTAGCGTGGTCAATTATTCCAAGAATCCAATATACGGTCCTCCCGTAATTAGACTAAATCACGGCATACTGTATCAGGACATTCCGTGCATCTGCACTGACTACTCCATACAGTACGAGGAGCAAGCAGGATATGACATGGACACTTTGCTACCTAGAAAGATAAAAGTATCTCTGAAGCTTGAGGAGATGCGTACTGGAGACTTTGGTGAGTTTGAGCCAAAAGGCAATCCCATAAAAAGAGACAACCTAGCTGGATGGGAAGCGGTTGTTCTTGGAGAGACTAACAGCATGGACCCAGGATACTGATATGGCTAACACAGACAAAGGACCCTACAGCCTAGACGAGCTAAGGGTGGCACACAGACAGGTAACTACTAACACTATAGTAAACACCTCTCGTTTTGATTCTATGTTGGAAGATTTGGATAATGCTTTTGATTACGAAGTGGGGTATGTTCCCGCTGGGTATGAGCACCGTCCAGACTTAATCTCTAATGTATTTTACGGAACTCCAAAAAATTGGTGGCTTTTGATGTTGGTTAATAACATTGACGATCCTTTCGAGGGCTTTAATACTCAGGATAGAATACTTATTCCCAAAATCAAATGAAGATCCCAACAGCAAACGTACTGGTGGCTTTTGATAAGGCTGTCATGGAGAGGCTATTCTCAGCAGGAGCTACTTACAAAAGTTTAGTAGCCAGCCTAGCTGATGGAGAAGAGAATGCTTTGCTGTTTGATAATGTAGCTAACCCAAATTTTATTTCTTTCGAACATACTCTTGGAGCAGGAAGCTCCATGAAGATGAAGCTATCCTTCATAGATCCAAAGAAGGAGTTTGAGCGCCGCTTCTTTACAGCAAACCCCTCCAGACTGATCGAAGGTTTTTCTTATACCCCCACGGGAGAATCAAAGGGATTTACAACTACTAAACCTGATGATGTGAAGCAGAGTCAGTCTGAGTACGAGAAAGAGTACATCTCCGAGTTCACCGAGCAGCTATCCAAGAACATAGGAGAGCGAGTCATTTATGTTGCGTATGGACTGGGTAATAATCTAGATTTGTGGTCGGGGCCTCATAGAACCATTTTAACCAATGCTAATGTTGATGTAAAGGGTTCTAGAAAGATTTCTTTGGATCTAGTGCCTACCGCACAAGACATTGATATGACTCAAAGAAAGGGCGCTTACAACGAATCAGCGAACATAAACCTTATGGGTTTGACTATGCGTTTCGCGGGGGAATCGCAAGAAATAAAATACAAGGAAGTTCCTGGGTATGATCCTACTGAGTATCTTCAATTAGGTGACGGAGCCAGTGATGTTAGGTACGAAAGAAAAAAACAAAGCAGAGCACTGAGCCAGATTGGATACGAAGACCTCTCTAAGAAGATAGAGAAGTACGATTTTCACTGCATTGTGGTAGACGCCTTGAGAAGTTACATACAAAAAGCTACAAACAATCCTAATGTTATTGTTCTTCTGCCAAACTTAAATATAGTTTGTAGACAGGCTATCAATGACGAGGCTAGAAAGTATAAGATCTTAACAGGACAGGAAATTGTAACTTTTGCCCCTCCTGGGGGTAGGCTGTCTAGGATAAAAGATCTTTTCAATGCTACTCAAACAAACTTAGGGAGGGAGAAAAATTTCGTTGATTCAACTTTGAAAGCTTTTGGCATTAGAGTTCATACGGAGAAAAAAGACATCCCTCTGAATAGAGAGGTAATACCTTCTTCTGAGATTTCTAAGTTTTCAGAAAATGAACGAGCTAACGATCCCGAACAGGCAGTTGACAAGTTCATAGATAGTAGAGTTTTTACTGGGGTCATAGATAAGACCGACAAAAAGATTCCAGACCACATGAAAGTTATTAATTCTGTTTTAGATAGAATAAAAAAAATGTGCAAGGGGTCGTATGTATTCTCTAGAGTTTCTGCGTTCACAGAAACAGATATTAACATACTTAAAATTTGGAAAGAGTATTCGGACAAAGAATTTTCTTACACGTTTGCTGGGTACGATACATTTCACCCCGATAGAGAAGCCATCATAGTTGGAGATTCAGCCATGATAAAAGACTATCTATATGCTAATATAGACGTTAAGGCTGTTGATAGAAATGCTAAGTCTCTAAGAACTAAATCTAAGCAGTTTGAGAAAGGTAGTGATGAGTATAATAACTTAAGATTCTCGGCTGACATGCAGCACCCGCTTCACCCATTAGATTTGCCCATATTAACCGCGATAAATTACAGTAAGAGAGTAAAAGAGATAACTCAACCAAATATCGACGCAGACGCAGGGTTTGGAGATATTTCCTATATTCCTGATGAGTTTTCTTACAGAGATTCGGAGTTGTCGCCTGATGCGGCCAATCTTGTAAAGGAAAAAAACATCCCTGTGTTCAGGTACAATACACAGAATCCAAATGTTTTGGACATGAAATTCAAATTCGGAGCAGTGTATTTTGCCGCACTGAAGACTGGATATCAAAAAGAAATATCTAAGCTGGCTTCCGCAGTAGCTAATGGATCCCTTCCTACAGGCATAGGAACATTCCCAATCACTACCAGAGAAAGGGCCATCGAGTACCTACGAATGAAACAATATTCTTCTGGAATGGGAGATGACGAGCAGAAGGAGATCTTAAAAGACTTGGCTGCGAAGTTGTCGCCTACCCTGGTGGAGGATCTAAAGGAGTCCTCCCCAGATCGTGCAGCAGATGCCTTAGCGGCTGTTATAAAAACCGCAGAGCTAGATAACAAGAAGGGATTGATTCTGTTTGATCAACATCTCCCAGGCAATCCTAACGACATTATAGCCGATCTATCTGAAAGAATGTTTAGAGATGGCTTGCAGATGAGCATAACTACCCTTCCCACATTTCATTTATCTAAAATAGCTTCTATAAATACTGCTTGTATAGTTTTCGCTCAGGATCAACCCATAACACAAACTCAAATCCCCCGCACAGACCTGCTCAATAAGTTCTTTAGCGGTTTGTATAAGATCATAGGGTTTAAGCATGTCATAGATAGCAAATCAGCTACATCGGAGTTTAGATTGGTAAAGAACGCTCCCAAGTATAAAGAGGAAAGTTAAGATGCAAGAGAGCAATAATCAAGGAGCCATATCCTTAGCGGAAGTTAGAAGTAGGGTAGACCCTGGGCGGGGCGGAACTTTTCTGGCAAATGTCGCTGCTGAGGGAAATACAGAACAAGAAGTATACTATGTTAGCCCTTATGGATCTAACGATTCTGGTGCATTTGTTGCCGTACCTGAAGTGGGTACTGAGATTCTAGTTTGTCGCCCTACAGGAGGAGTTAGTTGGTATTACATGGGAACTACGTTCGCTCCAGAGCCTAGAGAGACTACAGGATCCCCTCTAAAAGATTCTGAGATCATGCCTTTAGAGCGCGTAGACCCTGAGATATACAAGGCTAGGGGTGCTCCTTTAAAGTATCTGTTCAAGAGCCCTCAGAACGCAGGACTAACTATTTCTGATGAGTACAATCCTGGGTTCTTCAACAGATATGTTAGGCTACACTCGTCTAGAAGTAAGAAAGTAGAGCTTCATGATGCTCCTACCATTGATTCCATTATCTTAGACACAGGTAATGGAAGTAGAATAACGCTGACTGACGATCCGCAGACTCAAGGCATCCCCGCTAGAGCCATTCAGGTCGAGACTGTAGGACCTCAAAAGTATATCAACACCGAGTCTCAGACCGACATCGTGGTTCATGAGGCGGGCAGAGAGCTTCAGCTACTTAACCTAGCTAACGGAGTTCCCTTTGAGAGCGATGAAGAGATCAATGCTGGAAATGTAAATATTCAAAGCAAGTGGAAGGATGTGAACGTATTCACTCAAGCGGAGGAGGGTAGGATATTTATTGAGTGCCTGAATGAGTCGGGGAGAAACCAGCAAATAGTTATAGAGACGAACGGTGATGGGACAGATGGTATTACAATTAAGACCACAGGCAGCGTAAATATCTCTGCGGATAGAGACATAAATATGCGAGCAGGTGGGAACATGAACCTTCAGTGCCAAAAATATAGCGTTAATTGCTCAAAAGTTGATATAGAAAGCTCAGGACAGGTAGATATAGATGGGTCGAAGATTTACCTAGCAAGTGAGACTGCCTCACCCACTGCTCCCAACATTCCGAACCCTCAGAGCACTTACGACAATACAGGAGTAACCACATACTAAGATGGCGTCATTCGATTTAGATACGTTCCTAAAGGTACAGGGACAAACCGGAACAGGAGCTATTCAGGCTCTAGGCATGTCTTTTGGTATGCCTAGTTGTATGCTAAATCTAGCTAATCAAGCCTTGGGTCTATTACCTAGCTCCATACTCACAGACATTAGGTCACAAATCTCCTCAGGCAAAGCTAAGGCTAACGAGGTAACTAAGGAAGTGTTCAAGAAGATGATGCTAAACACAGGCATTATTGAATTTAACACAGAAACGGGGACGTTTAAATTTAGATCAGACTCCGCTTGGATGGGGATCGACAACGATGACAACCAGACTAAAAATAACTTAGCAGGAGCTTTGGGCGCTTTTCAGTATGCAGCCTCTTTCGGAGCACAGCTTTATCAAAACTACAACAACGTAATGAATGAGATAAACGCTATCACCGACTGCTTGGATAAGTTTAGCACTCTACAATCATATCAGTCAGGAAACTCCTCCACTCAAAGAGCCACGCTTTCTCAACAAGAAATAAATGAAGCTTTTGAGACGATGTACGCTGGGGATAAGGCTCGTATAGATAAAGCTTCTTCTTTTATAAAGCAAGCTGATAAAAAGATCAAGGACATAGACACAATACTTCTTGCCCGAGCCAATGACCCCTCTTTAGAGCCTAAGTTTTTAGACTCAGGAGAGTTGGATCCCTTCCTTTCTGGAACTGATTTCGAGAGAGTCGCTCAAGATGACCCAGGGTTAGTGGATGATGATCCTGTATTCAGACTAACCTATGGACCACCGATAACGACTGAGGGTTCTTACGTCCTAACGAACGATGGTTTATACTACGACTCTTACGACGGCGGACTCGATCCCGTATACCTAGCTATTTCGGGAATGGTTCCTGTTGGTGATGCTTGGAAATATGATTATGACCCTAACCTGGGTGGAAAGGGTCAAGCGATCTCTATAGAATCTTTAAATAAGTTTACGAATAACATCTTTGATCCGAATAGGATAGACGATAGCGCGGGACTTCAGCACTACTACAACCAAGATCACTTTCTTGCCGTAATCAAGCAGCAGAGAGATAAGCATGTATACGATTTGTCTTCAGACCTTCGAGGCTTTATTGACGAGTACGGCGACGGCACTGCAATTGTAACTAATCAGCGAAATCTTATCATGTCTGAGATTGCAAATCATAACAGCAAGATCAACAGAAGGAAGAAGCAGATCGAGGTTGCTGTTAAGGCTGGACAAGTCTACGGAGATCTTAGTGGGCCTGAGTTCGGGCCTGGAGATATTCCTATAAATGATTTTTCCTTCCTTGAGAAGTACAACTTGTCCGTGGACTTGGAAAAACAGAAGGCGCTCGTATTCAAACAAGCAGATGTTGATGGTATTGTCCTTCCTCTAGAAACAAAGTTCGTTCGCCCAGCAAGACCTAAGGTGGCCTCAATATCGTTCGATCAGCTTGCGGTGCCCACAGTAGGAAAGGGGAGTATTTTGTATAGCCCATCAGGAGAGACTTCGGGAACTGTTCTGTCCCTAACTGATCAGATTGTTTATGAAGACCTGTTCGCAATTTATAACTTCTTAGACACAGGATTAGAGTTGCCTTCGTCAACTAACTTTAATGTCACAAATTGTGCGACTGATAATATGTATAACAACGCACAGTTACTAGGCACTAACAGGCAGTCGGTCTTCTTTTCTGGGATAGCTATCCCGTACCTAGAAGGTATAACTAAGAACAAGAGCACTGACCCAGAGGCAGCGTCCGCCATGGGGTCTTTTGTACGGCTCCCCGATACGGCTGAATTCCGAGATCTAACTTATTCGTCAAATGGGTTTACTATTGAGTGCTGGGCTCATGTTCCTAATATTACGGATGGGGAGATTGGGTGGCTTAGTGGTGATGGGGGTCCTGCGGCGTCCTCGTTGACCAAGGTTCTCTTTGGATCGGAGAATGTGGGACACAACCCCAATGCCTCTGCCATTGACCACACAGGGGCCTACAGAGACCTAGACTTCCTAAGACCTGAACGTGGTGGGGAGTTTGTTCGAGGGATGCTTTGCGGCTTCACAAGAGATAGAAGAATCACCCAGGCGAGCGCAGGATATAGTAACGAGCAAACTCTGAACGACCCCGTTTCTTCTCTGAGCTTCTTCATAGCGCCCACACAAGCTAGAGACTTCTCCTCTATGTCATTTGTTAATAATGATGAGTGTCAGGACTACGAAACATTCTACAAGATGAAAGTGGACCTGTCTGCAAGCGATTTTGGTAATGTATCTTCGCAGTTTGTTCTGATAGACATTACATGTAACCCACGAACAGACACCATTAAAATGTTCGCTGACGGTGAGGAGGTGGCTACGTCATCTATTAGTCAGGTATTTGGTGTTGACGTAAATAAAACAGTATCCCTGCCCTCATTCAAGAAAGATAATAGCTTTCAATATTCTTCCACCACGGTTGATGGCCCAACGACTATCAAGCAAGGACCCTTACTCAACCCGTTCTACACTCCTTGGCTCGTTGGGGGCGGATATACGGACGGAATGCATGAGTACGGCAACTTCATGGGAGGTGATAGAGGAGGTACAATAAGTGGTCTTCGCGGGCATGTAGGAAGTCTAAAGTTTTATTCAAGGCCCCTAGATAATCTAGAAGTTAAAAAGAACTACGATGCTCAGAGAGGCTTCTTCAAAAACATTAAGATATAATGGCTGCTAATCTAGAAACCAACGTGTACGGATCCATTCAGGGCCGATACAATATGCAAGCTCCAAAGTCTCAAAGAAAAGAGATTTTTGGGCTGACCTTTCCGTTGGGCTCCAGAAAAGCGGGGGGATTTTTCTCTAAATCTTCTGGCATCAACATGATTAAAGATGCCGTAGAGCAGCTTCTACTAACTGAGCGCGGTGAGCGTCTGATGCTCCCTAACTACGGATGTAACCTTAGACGTTACCTATTCCAACCTCTGGACCAGACTACCTTCTCCAGCATTAAGAGAGAAATACAAACTTCGTTTAGAAATTATATAGTTGGAGCTACGATACAAAAGATAGGGGTATTTCCTACGGGAGATTCAGGACCCGCTGGAGGAAACTCTTTGAGAGTTATATTAACACTAAAGTTAGACACTGCTGACTTGGAAGTCTTTGATGTCGGAGTAACTATATCATGAATTTTTCTGGAACAATATCCTCGGACTTTATGAAGCTGGCTAATATACCAGTATCTAAAAGACCTACGCTTATAAACTTCGCAGCCACGGATTTCTTAACACTGAGGCAGTCGCTCATAGATTATGCCAAGGTGGTATATCCCGACGATTACAAGTATTTTGTGGAGTCTGATTTGGGGATGATGTTTCTGGAATTAGCAGCATACATGGGTGCAGTAATGTCCATGAAGGCTGACATGCTTGCTAATGAGAACTTCTTGGCTACGGCACAACAAAGGTCTAGTGTTAAAAAGCTACTAGAACTAATTGGAATCAGTATGAAAGGCCCCTTGTCTTCAGCGGCTGATGCTAAAATAACATTTAATTCTGCCGCAGAGAGTCATGTGATCTTTCCTGCGGATAGAGTTATTACAATTAACTCCCCAGAGGATGGGGGTAGTCTGAGCTTTACTTTGTATAAAGTAGTAAACGGTTTGGTGGATATCGTAAACTCTACTGGAAGAATATCCTTAGATCATCAAGAGTCTGATGACGATACTGGATCAGCGGGGTCTGTGTGGAGTAACTTAGTTATTCAAGAGGGTGCTCTAGTTTCTGAATCAGGCGAGTTTGCCGCGACAGACGGAATAAAAACAATTCCATTGACTCAAGGACCTGTAGTGGAAGGTAGTATTGGTGTGTGGGTGAATTCTCCTAATGCGGACACTCAAGGAGCTTTCGTAGAAGTGCCTAACGTATATTATGCGTCGGGCTCTTCTGACAAAATCTTTGAGGTGGTTTATGATGACGATTATAACGCTACCGTAGTATTTGGTGATGGCACTGCGGGCATATCTCCAGAGGATACGGCATCCTTCAGAGTAGAATATCGAGTTGGTGGAGGAACCCGAGGAAACATAGGGAAGGATGTTATAAACACCAATGTAACTACCGGAAATCGTGATAGCGGCACGCTGACTAATACTAGTAAAGCAACGGGGGGCTCTAACGCAGAGACTATAGAGCACGCAAAGAAATACGCTCCGCTTAACTTTAGAAGACAGGATCGCCTTGTTACTCTTGAGGATTATACAGTCTTTGCCAACACTTTTATCAGCAATTTTGGAACTGTAGGCAAAGCAAAAGCGGCTACGAGAAAAGCCTACGCTTCGGCAAACGTGATCGACATTTATGTACTAGAGAAGGCTTCAGAGCTACAGCTACAAAGGGCTACAACCAATTTTAAGACTCAGTTACTAGCAGCCATTAATCCCAAGAGGATGGCTACTGATGATGTAGTTATTGTAGATGGGCTTATCAGGACTCTAGATCTAGGAGTCACTATCAGAATTGATAGAGAGGAGGAAGAGAATCAAGACTCAATCAAGAATAAGGTGAGGGGTAAGCTTCTTAACTACATGAATGCAGACAATAGGGATTTTGGAGAAGACCTTAATATAGCGGAGCTAAACCGACAGATTTTTGAGGTGGAGGAGGTTAGATACTCTAGCATAGATAACCTCGATCAGGATGTGACGCTAGACTTCAATGAGATTGCACAACTAAACAATCTTACAATTAACGTAGTTCTACTAGACTGATGGGCGTCAACAAGAATACACCGAAGAAAAGAAATTATACAAAAACTAACTTCGTAGAGTTGGTTGAGTTAATTACGCCTGAGGTGTATCAACAAAAAGATCTGGAGCTTAGTGGTACAGAGTTAGATCCTATTTCTGATCTAATAAACAGGCACGTTCAGTGCGCGGATAATGTAGCCACAACTCTATCTATTTCGGGAGTAGAGAACACTCAGACTAGCTCCTTGGAGAACATTAGTGGCATCTCTCAATACTTTGTAAAACAAAATGAGCTTACGAAGATAAATCCGTTTACGTTCGAAACGAAGATCCTTCAGCCACTAGGCAAAAGCTTCATAGACTTCTCAACTTCTTCATCGTTTTCTTCATACTTATCTTCTGTTCTTTTACAAATACTAGTCCCTGCAACCCAGACAGAGACAGGATCCCTTGAAGAGAATATAACAACTCTTTCTGCGCTCACAAGAAACGAAAACGCCAGTTCAGTTCACAATTATCTGGTTGATTCTCTGGGCTGGTTTTATTTCCTAAACACCTCAGCCGATGGTGGTCTGACATACTCTCCATCTAGCTATGTACTAGACTCTCTTAATTCCCTGTACGTTGGAAAGTCCCTAACTACCGTTGATGGAGTGAAAGGATTAACTGAGTATTTGTGGAGAAATAATGAGACCTGTTCCTTCGGACAGTATCTACCCACTAGTTTTGTTTCTGGAGCGGCAGACGCTATTGTGGATTCTAGTGCTGGAGTAGTAGCCACTTATACGAGCGGGACTCAGAAGCTGGATAACCTAAAGACGCTGGTTGACATTGCTTACTCTCCTCTCTACATAGATGAGAGAGACTATAGAGTTAAGGACGCTTTTAATAGTTATATCGACTCTCAACTAGAGTTGCAGGACTTGGTGTCAAAAGGGCCTCATAGGAAGTTTTCTAATATTCTGGGGTATCATTTTGCTGACATCTCTGATCAGATTGAAAACATATCTCTGATCTACGATATAGAAAATTGTAGAGACGAGCAGATTCAGTACATTGCGGATCTTATTGGCTTTAAGCTAAGAGGGAACTCTCCCACCAAGTGGAGACATCAACTTAGATTAGCCATAGATCTTTACAAGAAATCAGGAACTTTGGAGGCCATACAGTCGGCTCTAAATGCCTTAATTATTGATTCTGTCTTTGATGTTTCTGGTCAGGTTCAGGAGCTTTGGGAATCTTACTTACCAAACCTTATCTGGTATGCTTTAGTGACCGAATCTCCCTTGTTCAAAAATCTAGAGACCTGGACGAGGGCTCTTGCTGTCGAGGGTGGAGTTTACAACTATAGCACAAGCAGTCTAGAAGAGAATCTACAGTTAGTGACAGATAGTATCCTACTGGACATGTATAAGAGGTTTCCAGAGAACTTCTTATTCCACGGCAGTCCCTTCCCTGTTCCTCAGTTCTGGGAGTTAGACTCAGAGGGTTGTGAGACTAAGAGGTACACAACAATAGGAGAGCCTTCTATGCGAGGCTTCCATATTCATAAGATCACCGACCCAGGTTTCCAGGCTTATAAACAGGACGCCAAACTATTTGGAGAGAGTAAGGCTTGGGACGCTGCTTACGGGTTCGGACCTCTTGGTGAAGGAGTCTATATGGCTGGAGTTGAGCATCCTACAACGGGGCAGCGTCCAACCTACCTAAAGTTTAAAGGCGACTTAGAGTTCTTGTTTAATTATAGGGGAAGAAGAAACTTCCCACTGCCTCCCTTTGAGGAGGTAAAATACTATAGAGATTGTTCTGTGACAAAGCCTATGGTAGATTTTTTAGTGGAGAGACTTAAGTGCTTCAAGGTCACAGAGAGCTTTGCGGAAGAGACAGGTAATTTTATAGTCAGTAGCGCAGTAACTGATGAGTCTGATCTCGGAGCTTTGAATGAGTTCTTAATGTTCTTTAGTTCAACGCAAACGCCTTCCAACTTTGATAGCGTGATGTTGAGCATTTCTGACTATGAGAAGAATGCTCTGAGCCTTTGGAATGGTAAATCTTCTCACCTGTTTGTTAACTTCGATGAGACAGATTTTGATTTCTCAAAATCTACTTTAGAGGG